CTACCAGTTAATACCCTACGAAACTATACTATCGGGCTTATCTGATTCATTAGATAGCTATAATGTAGACCTAGCAGGTTCGTCAATTCATTTTGATGTAGCTGATAGCTTAAGTCGTATGAGGTTAAGAGTTATGTTCGGGGAAAAAAGTGAGTTGGGTATGCACGAGATGGCATATAATCCCAGCGATAAGTTACAGTTTGGTATAGAGTTAGTATCAAGTTATGATGCTTCTGTTATATTTAAACTTCAGACTATGTTCTTAAGATTAATTTGTGACAATGGAATGAAATCTATTGAATCATTTAATTCATCTTTTAAAAGACATACAACAAACTTTGATATTCAAACTGCATTTGATAAACTAAAAGGATTAAATGAATCCTTTAAAAGTTTAAGTGATAGGTTTGAAACATATCAGAGTGTTAAACTAACACAAGGTGATGTCGATAAATTATTTAAAAGTTTTTCTAAAGGTTCAGAAGGGAAAGAACATCTTCTAAAAAGTACCCTTGAAAAACAAAATGATTTAACTCTTTGGGATATATATAATTCTCTGACTAACTATAGTTCACATAACAAACGGGCTATACAAACAGGGAAACGTAATGCCAAAGTAAAAGAGTTTGATATCAAAGACTCAAGAATGGATAATGTAAGAAGTGATGACAAGAGAACTGCTGAAGTGCAGAACTTTATTAAGAGTAATACTTTTTTATTTTTCTATCATAAGGGTGTTAGTAATCAATTACAATCAAACTAAAATTATTGGGGGGTAATATACTATAGACCCCCCTGTAATGGACACGACAGCATACCATACTTTTAAGTATATGTCAAGTAATAATGAAAGGAAAAAATGGGAAGATCAGTTAATAGTTTCACCAGTTGGGTAGATGGTTCCAATATTATTGGTGGACAAAACAAATTACCCGAAACTAATATGGCAAGGGCAGTATTATCTCGTGCCTTTCTAGATGGTATGGGTTATTTAAATCCACAAAGTTCTTGTGGTAGTGGTGAGATAGCACAGTTAAGAGAGTCAGCACATAAATTTTTTAATGCAAAGAGAGATGCGTTCATAAGGATATGTGATATAGCTGAGGCTGACCCCGACTATGTTGCCAAGTTGTATGATGACTTGACCTACCATCATAACTGTGGTAAGTTAAAGAAATTAAATATCAAAACAGTTATAGAAAAACTAATAGAAAGAATATGAATATATTTCACCTCGATAAAAATCCTATCAAGTGTGCGTTGTACCATTGTGATAAGCACGTAGTTAAAATGATATTAGAAACATCACAAATGTTATCAACAGCATACCAAAAACATGCAGGAAAAAATGATACTCTATATAAATCAGCTTATCCTAATCATCCCATGACCTTATGGGTAGGAGAAACTTATAAAAATTTTGGTTGGGCTTTACTGTTGGGTGAGTCACTAGGCTTTCAATACACACACCGATATAACAAACGACATAAGTCTATGCGTATTATAGATTATTTTTTTAAAAATTTAGATTGGGAAGATAAGCTACCTAAAGGTGAGCAGACACCACCACCTCTATGTATGCCCGATGAATTTAAGTGTGATGATTATGTACAAGCATATAAAAATTATTACATCAATAAGAAAAAAAGTTTTGCAAAGTATACTAAGGTTGACACACCAGACTTTATGTGTTAAAGTAATACATCATGAAAATAAAACAATTAGAAAAAAGGATAGGTACACTATCTAATCCAAGTAAGATGCCTTCGTATGCGTGGGGTATACCCATTCATTATTGTATAACTGGTAGTAAGTTAGCAGAACAGGAAGGAACCATCTGTAATAAATGTTATGCAGGTAAAGGTTGTTATGTGTTCCCACTTGTAAAAGCTATGTATGAAAAAAGATACCGAGCAATAGAGATGCCCGAGTGGGTAGATTATATGTCAGAATTACTGACCCAAAAGTACAAAAGGCTAGCAAAATCAAGGCTTTTTCACCGTTGGTTTGACTCAGGAGATTTACAATCTTATGAACATTTAATGAAGATCTTTGAAGTGTGTGAACGAACACCCCATATAAAATATTGGTTAGCCACAAGAGAATATAAAATTATAGATCAAATTAAAGTAGAAGATGTACCAAAGAATTTATGTTTGCGTGTATCAGCAATCAAAGTAGATGGTTCACCACCTAAATTTTGGAAGTGGACTTCGGGTGTACACAAAGATAAAAAACCAATAGGTCGTGAGTGTCCTGCTTACAAACAAGATGGTGAGTGTGGCAGTTGTCGTTCCTGTTGGAGTCGTTCAGTTAAACAATTCATCTATAAGGAGCATTAGTTATGAATCTAAACGCAGGAAACGAAGATGAATATGATAAATTTTATAAGTGGCTAGAAACTTGCCCTGTAAAATGGAGTGAAAGTAACCACCCTACAAGTGGTATGACTTCAGTTACTTTTACTATAGAGGAGGAAAAATAATATGTTTTGTATTTTAACAAAACCTAAAGGTAAAACTGAGTATGAATTATTTACGAATGAAATATTTAATACTGAGAAAGAAACAGTAGACTATGCCAAGCGTAATAAGTTTGGTAAGAAAGCAGAATGGAAAGTTGTGGAGTATGACCCTAAATATTTTAGGAAAGACACACCACAAAAAGAATGGGTAGAAGGTTATAATAAATGGAAGGAGGATAAATGATAGAGGGTAAAACAGAAAAGGAATATAATAAGTTAAAAATAATTGGTTGGTCTATTGATGTTAAATGGTCTGATGGTAAGGTTGAGAAATTCAATGATTGTGATGACACAACAGCCTCTTATGTTGATGATTACTTAACTGAAAAAGAAATTGAAAGGAATAAACCATGAGTCAAACAAATGAGCCACCACTAGCGTTGGAGTCGTGGACTATTGTAGGTAAATTAAATGATGGTACTGATATTACATTAGAACCTAATGATTTACGTAAAAGTTTACAGTATGAAATTGAGGAGGCTATTTCTGAATGTGTTGAGTTTAGAGCAGACCATTTAAAAAGTAAATACGCAGGAGAAACGGATCCCGATAATCATGAGTATGAATAGATAATTTGAAAGGTAAGTATGCAAAGAACTAAACAAGATATAATAAATAGAAGAGAGGCTAACAGGCGTTACTACAAACTTGAGGAGAACAGGGAAACTAAACGTTCTTATCAAAGGGAGTATAGCTTAGGGTTAAGGGGTACTGATAAGTTAGCTACTGCTGATATTCTAAAACTGCACGAGGAATGGGCTGTTAGTAATGGCTATCGGGCTGAGGATTTACATGCACAAAATTCTAAAAGGTTTGTAAACTATGAAAAGAAATCCGATTGATTGGTCTTGTGGTAATGTAGTAGATACATCAGCATTAGACTTGACAAGCAAACAAAAGTATGATATAGAAATAGATAATGAAAAAATTCAGAATAAGATTCTTCGGGCTAGGAGCAATGGGAGAATGCGAAATGCCATTCAATCACGAACCAACCGTTGATGAAATTGAGGATATGACAGCTATGTATCTTGAACAGGGTTTGTTTAAGTTACAATTAGAAAGATTTTATGTTAAGAAAAAATGGTGGATTACCTATGAAGAAGTTAAAGAAGAAACAGAAAAACAATTAGTATTAGGAACTCTTGTATGAGAGTCCTTGTTGCATGTGAATTTTCTGGTGTTGTTAGAAATACTTTTGCTGGTATAGGGCATGATGCCTGGAGTTGTGATGTATTACCAACAGTGTCTAAAGGTAATCACATACAAGATGATGTATTAAATCATTTAAATAAGAATTGGGATTTAATGATTGCCCACCCACCATGTACTTATTTGTCAAGGGCAGGTGCGAGATGGCTTTACCCTAATAAAAAATTAGATAACAAAAGATATAAAAAAGGTATAGAGGCTAAGAATTTTTTTATGAAATTATATAACGCACCAATAAAAAAAATAGCAGTAGAAAATCCTGTACCTATGAAGATATTTAATCTACCGAAGCATACTGTATCTATACAGCCCTATCAGTTTGGTCATAATTTTTCAAAGAAAACTTTATTATGGTTAAAGGACTTACCTAGTTTAAAACCTAATAAAGACGAGCCACTTAAAAAACCAAGTAATTATAAACAGTTGTTACCAAGTAATACAGGTGGTAAAAAATTTGGAAAGAGATATTCTTTTTCTACAATTAGAGGTGTGGAATCCACAATTACATTTAGTGGTATAGCTAATGCAATGGCAGAACAATGGGGATAAAATGAATTACAAACAACAACTAGCAGTAGTCGAAGGACTTGGTATTCCTCCTGATACACAGATAAGAATGGATTGTCCTTTCTGTCAGAATAAGAATACACTAACTGTTGATACCACATCTAATAACATAGGGTGGTATTGCTTTCATGCCTCGTGTAGTGCGAGGGGTAAAAAACAAGGAGAGAAAACTATGGACTATGTTAATGTAACATTTAAAAAAGAAGATGTAAATACAAATGAAGAGTTTAAAGTACCCAATAGTTTTAAAAGTGTATTCTCAAGTGAAAAAGTTTTGAGATATTTACACGACAATAACTGTTGGGAAGCCTGTATGTGGGCAAGAGCAGATATTAAATATGATGTTAAGCAAGATCGAGTTGTCTTTCTTGTAAAGAACCCTGACACAGGTAAGTACGCAGGTGCAGTAGGTCGTGGGTTAACTTCAAAAGTATATCCTAAATGGTACATGTATGGTAATAAAGATATACCTTTTAAATGTGGTGAGTGTAAAGATGCAGTGATTGTTGAAGATTGTGCATCAGCTTGTGCCGTATCTAATGTATTAACAGGCATAGCTTTAATGGGTACAAGTTTAAAGCAATCTCATAAAAAGTATTTAGAACCCTATGAAAATTTATATGTTGCTTTAGATAGAGATGCTACAAAAAAATCATATGAATTAGCAAGTGAACTTACATCATCAGGTTTTAAAAATGTTAAAGTAAAAGTGTTGCACGAGTATGATTTAAAATGCTATAGTACAGCAGAAATAGAGGAGATGTTTTATGGAAAAAAATAATTGGGAAGAGATGTATAAGAAGGAACGTAAACTTCGACAAGAAGTTGAGGGTGAGATGTCAATTGTTAAAGGTATTGGTATGAATAGTCCTGAAGTTATTAAATTAAAAAAAGAAATTTGCGAAGTGAGACAGGACAACAGAAAACTATCCCAACAAATTGAGGATAGCATAGATCGAATGAGAAAGGCAGGACTTCTATGATAGAAAAACAAATGTTAAAATTATTATTGAGTAAAAAATTTTATACTCAATACAAAGGGCAAGTCTCACGTAATGTATTTCAAGGTAGCTTCGGCTCTTTGTTTGAAACAATACAGAAGGCACATGAAAAGTATGATGCTGATATAAGTGTTGATGAATTATATTCATTACACACAGCAATATATAATCCTGCACTTACTAGGTCAGCCAAAGAACAATTCAGTGAGATCATTGAGGATATAAAAGAAACAACAGAACCTAGTGAAGCTATCGCAAAAGATATTGTTGCCATACTGTCGGATAGAAACACAGCACAGCAGATAGCAATAGAATCTACAGAGATATTCAATGGTAAGCCTGCTGAATTTGGTATCATAACTAAAATGATTGAGGAACATAAGAAGGGATTACCTACTGAAAAATTAGAATCAGTAACAGATAACATAGAAGAATTAATTGAGGAATTAAATGTCACAAGTAAATGGAAATTTAATTTAATAAGACTAAAAGAAAACATAGGTGGAGTTGGACCAGGAAATCTTATGATTGCTTTCGCTAGACCCGAGGTAGGTAAGACAGCCTTTTGGGTTAGCTTAGTGGCTGGACCAAATGGTTTTGCCGAGCAAGGTGCAAGTGTTCATGCCTTTATCAACGAAGAACCTGCTGTACGTACGCAGATGAGAGCCATCAGTTGTTTTACTGGACTTAACAAGGAACAAATTATAGAAGATAAGGTAAAGGCTCACGAGGAATGGAAGAAGATAAAAGATAATATTAAAATGATTGATACAGTTGATTGGACTATTCAAGATATAGATAGCCATTGTGAAAAATATAAACCTGATGTTATTGTGATAGATCAATTAGATAAGATTAATGTATCAGGTACATACGCAAGGACAGACGAGAAGTTAAGGGCTATATATACAGGTGCACGAGAGATAGCAAAGAGAAGAAACTGTGTTGTTATTGCTATATCACAGGCATCAGCCGAGGCACATGACAGAGATCATATATCATTTAATATGATGGAGAACTCTAAAACAGGTAAAGCTGCCGAAGCTGATTTGATTATTGGTATTGGTAATAGAACTTCCAATGATCCAACTAATAATAATAGAATATTAAATGTAAGTAAGAATAAAATTACAGGGTGGCATGGTGATCCGTCTGTTAAGATTGATAGATATATAAGTAGGTATGATGATTAATAGAACTAAAAGATTTAATAAAAAGCTTTGGGAGGAGAATGATACAAAGGGTAAAGAGTTTGCCACCTTTATATTAAAAAAAATTTATGGTGATAATATTAAAATTGAAGAGGGGACAGAATACGGAGTAGATTTAAAATTATTTAATGGAGATAATATTTTAATTAAAACTGCAGAAGTTGAAGTAAGGCGTAATTGGAGTAATGATAGCAAGTTTCCCTTTGATACTTTAAATATACCATATAGAAAAAAGAAATTTTTTACAAATAATATTTGTGAATACGTTAGTATTAATAGATTATTTACTAGATGTTTATTAATAAAAGAGAAGGATATTTTAAATTCACCGATTGAAGAAAATAAAAATAAATATGTTAAAAGTGGTGAAAAGTTTTTTAAGATTGACATATCTAAATGTAAAGAGTATACTATATAATAGAATATGATATCAACAGTAGACGTAGAAACTTCCTATCAAAAGACAGAGCATGGTGGCATGGATCCATTACCTTTTAATCCTAAAAATATACTGGTAAGCGTAGGAATTAATGATGAGTATTACTTTACCAATCATAGCAGTGGTGCCGATGAAGGATGTTATTACAAAATACAGGCAG